TTCTCGCGATGGATAAAAAAATTTAACCATTTTTTTTTAATCCCATCATTCTTGCAAATTCATCAAATTTATTTTCTAAAGTTTTTGTTTTTTTTCTTAATAATTCAAATTTATTTTTATTTTCTTTAATTATTTGTGTAATAGGTTCAACAAATAATTTTTTATTATCTATTTTATTTTCTTTAAGATTATTAAAATCATCTTTACTTTTTAATAATAATTCACCTTCATTATTATTTTTTTGTTCTTTATAGAATTTTATATTTAATATTTTATTATCTTCGTCTTCATTTTCTTTTATAATTTTTAATAAAACAATATCTAATTTAACATTATTTGAAAATTTTTCATCTTTTCTTAATTCATATGTTAAGTTTTTACTTTCCATCCAATCTTTCATATGTTTAGTAAAAGTCCAATGTTTATAAGTAATTGCTATTAATTCACCACCAATTTTTAACATAGCATAAGCTCTTTTAACAAAATCAAAATCGAAAATATCACCTAATAATATTGAGTTAGTAGATTTTTTAATATGAAAAGGAGGATTCATAAAAATATAATCATATTGTTTGGAAGGTATGAAAGTTAAAAAATTTTTATGATTAAGTAAATTTAATATATCAGGTGATGATTTACTTAAATCTTTTAATTTTTCTCTATTATTATCATCTAATTCACACATATCAATTTTAATATCTCCAACTATATTTATTATTTGTTTAACTATTTGACCGTCTCCAGATGTTGGTTCTAAAACATCAACAGATTTTTTATTGCTTTTTTCATGAATAGAACTATAATCAATTAAATCTTCTACTAATTTATCATTTGTATAATATTGTTGTAATTTTTTTTCTTTTGATGTTATTTTAATATCATCTTCTAAAATAATTTGTTTTAATTCTTCTTTTTCATTTTTTAAAAGTTCAGTATATATTTTAGCTTGTTCTTCATCAGTTAATTTTCTTTTTAGTTTCTTTTCTTTTTTAATAACTAAATTTAATAATTTACTTTCATAACTTTCAAATAATTTTATATTATTACCAAAATATTTAATAAAAGAATTAATATTTTCTTGTTTTGCTTTACACAATATAAATAATCTTAAATCAATTGAAAGTTGCCAGTCTTGTGTTTTATTTGCTTTTTGTTCGTCTTCTGTTCTTCCATATGCTAGATACCATTCAGCATATCTTTGTATTCTCCATTTTTTTCGTTCTTGATCTGTTTTTAAATTATTGTATAAGTCCCATCCCTCACCATCTTTCATACGTGTAGTCCATTTTTTACCTATAGCACCTCTTACTTTTTCATATGTTGTTATTTCTGGTATAAATGGTCTTTCGCGTCTATAATGTTTATCAAATAATGTACCAAATTCAGGACTTCTTAATTTTTTTAATTCTTTTATTGTTGTTAAATAATTACCTTCATCTTTTTTTTCTAATTCTATGGTTAATTTAGCAACACTACTTATTTCTTTATTCATATTAGTATAATCCATTTTACCATCTTGAATTTGTTTAATATTTTTTTCATCAGATTTAAAACATAATAATAATCTATAAACATTAACAAATCTTTCTTTTTCTGGTAAATCAAAATGAGATTTATAACGAATAGCACGAGCAATTATTTGTTCGCTTAATGCATCATTCCATTGATGATCTAAAATAATTAAATTTTGGCAATTTTTAGTATCTACACCTTCGGCACCAGCTCTACTAATTAATAATACTCTATATTTAGAATTTATATATTTATAATTCTCATTATCTTTTGAAATATTTAAAAAATTTTCTTTTCTAAAATTATAACCATTAAAATATAATTTGCTTTGTTCTTTAACTATTGCTGATTCATTACCAGTTATTTGTTTAAATTCTACATTTTCTTTATCTAATGCTTTTCTTAATTCTAAAATTCCATTTTCATATAAACCAGAATAAATAATAAATTTTTGATTAGGTTTTTTTTTAATTTCATCTATACACCATTTTATTTTAGGGTTATAACCTTCACTATCTAAAACTTTATTAGATGCGTATTTTTCAGCACAATAAAAATTATTAGGTTTTTCACTTTCACTTTTAGGTGGTCCTTCTTCTTTTATTTTATAATATTTTTTTTCCATTTTATCAGTCATATATAAAGGAATAATTAACTCTTTTCTTTCAGGAAAAAAATTAGATTTTGGTGATTCATAATATGATATTCTATAAGAAAAATAATCTTCAATATTTGTAGGACTATCTAAAACTTGACTAAATAAATTTGGTTTGTGAGGTAATCTTTGATCGATCATAGCAAGTAAATTTTCTATATCATAAATGGAATTTACAAAAGCAGTACCAGTCAAAAGTAAAATTTTATGAGCGTACATAGCCCCATATTTCCATATTTTATATCCTTTTTGGTTTGTATTTGATTGTTCCCCTATTAAATCTCCTGTATCGGCATCATATGTATTAACAATATTTAAAGCAGTTCTTAAATTGTGAGCTTCATCAACAATTACTAATGCGTTTTTACCTAATTTAGGATTTCTAATATATTTATCATAAGTTGTAAAAGTATATCTATTATCCTGAATTTCAATATTATATTGCAACATTCCTTGAATAAAATTATATAAAAGAGCACTAGGACTAATAATAATAACTTTATTTTGAGGATATAATTTTAAATACCAATATGCACTAACAACGGCAGATAATGTTTTACCACTTCCAACACCATGAAACATAATAGAACCTTGTAAATTAGAATAAACAAATTGTTTAATAAATTTTACTTGATGTTCTTGTAAATTAATATTATTTACAATTGGTTCTAATGTTTTTTTATCATAAAAATTTTAGGTTTTAAAGGTAAAGATTTATCTAATTCCATTTCACGAATTAATTGTTGTTGTTCTTCATCATTATATGGTTTTGAATCAAACTTTTTTAAAATATTAGCTGGCATTTTTGGTTTAGGATCATATTTTGGTATATCATAATCATAAATTTTAATTTTTTCTTTATTTATAATATCAATTAATTCTTGTTTTCTTTTAGATTTATAAATTATTTTTTTATTAGTAGCTTCTAAATATTGACGAATAATATCTTTTAATTGATAAACCTTTAATGGTTCTTCCATGTATATATATAATATGTTTTGAAAAAAATAAAACCTTATATTATTATATATAAAAATGAATAAATTATATTTTAAAGCATTAGATTACGGGGCAACTGATTTTGGATTATCTAACAGAAAAAATAAAAGATTTTATGTGTTATATAATGGTAAATATATACATTTTGCAAGTAAATTTGGTTCAACATTTATAGACCATCATGACGAATTAAAACGGAAAAATTGGAGGGCTAGACACTCAAAAATTATTAATAAAGATGGAACCCCCTTTTATTTGATACCCGAAAGCCCAGAATTTTGGAGCTGGCACTTATTATGGTAAAATTAAATTATAATATATTTATAATTCGATTTAATATAATTCGAAACAAACTTTATTTAAAAGTACAGATGAAACAGAAGATTGAGTAAGCGTAGCAGGAAAACCCGCAGAAGCATAATTAGCAAGTGTATTATACATTATATCAGTATTACCCGCGGATAATGCGCCATTTTGATAATAAGTATTAGTGGAGCCGTTTGAATGAAAAGCAATAGTCATATATTCACCAACAGCAAAATTTAAATTTTGACCTACTTCAGCAATTATAGTTTTTCTATTATAGGGCAAACTAGGCAAAAAAGTTGTATTAGTAGTCTGACCCACTAAAGTTATAGAACCAGAAACACCAGATTTAACATAACCCCTATAAATACCAATTCTTACAGCGTCAGAACCCCCACCACTTAAAACAAGTTGAATTCCTGAAATTGTTGTAGCTTGAGGTATTAAGCATATATACCAATAAGATTTTGTCCCACTTCCTAAAGTTGATGTAGCATTATAAATAGGATTAAAAGGAAACCCAGAAGACATAGAAGAACCACCACTAGAATTAATAGTTAATATATCTAAACTATCACTAATAGTAATATTTGAACCTGCATTAATCTTTTTTAATAAAAAATTAGGATTAATAGAAGATAAACTAATTAAGCTATTTACTCCCGAACCAGTACTATTTAAAGTTATGTCAGTAGATGGTTTATTATTACTTATAATTATTGTATCACTTGTTGTTGTTATACCAATACCAGAACCAGAAATTAAATCTTTAGTTATATAAGTAGGATTTAAAAGAGTTTTCCAAAGACTAGTTGCAATTCCTGAAGAAGAAATATTAATAGAACTAGCAGGACTACTATTTACAATTTCTAAATTATTGCTTGCATCATTAATAGTAATTCCAGTTGATGCACTTATACTTTTATTTTTAAAATCAGGATTAGCACTAGTAGAAGCTACTAAAGATAAATTAGCGCCTCCATTTGTTAAAGTAGTATTATTATTTGCATTTATAGTTACATTATCAGAAGTTGAACTTAAAGAAACATTTGAACCACCTATTAATTTTTTAAAACTAAAATTAGGATTAGTAGAACTATTTAATAAAGTTTCACCACTTCCAGTATCTGTAATTGTAATATCTGTACTAGGTTTATTATTAACTATTTCTATATTTGAACCACTATTATTAATACTAATTCCAGTTCCATTACTTAAACTTTTTAATAAAAAATTAGGATTAGAACTAGTAGAAGCTATTAAAGTTGTATTAATTCCTGCATTCCCTAAAGTTATATCGCTACCTTTACTAGTATTATTAATTGTTATATTATTGCTTATATCTGTAATACTTAAACCACTTGAAACACTTAAAGATTTAGTCGAAAAATTGGGATTAGTTGAACTATTTAATAAACTTGTATTAGATCCACTATTTATTAAAGTTATGGGGCTTGGGTTTGCTTCATTTACTATTTTTAAATATACGGCGTCAGCTTCTGTATTTGTTATATATTCGCCATCACCAATTTTATATATATGATTTGTATTTATAACATCAGTATTTAAAGTATTTGTAAATGTTGTTTGATTTGATGTATTTGAACTTTGGTAACGTGTTTTAGTTTCTAAAGCTTCTAATCTCTGATTTATTAAATTTTGATTTATAAATATAGTAAAAAATATAGGATGATTATTTCCAAATGTTGTTTTTCCTGTTCCCTCACCATCTACAAAACTAACATTTAAAGTAGTATAATTATTAGGTATTTGAACTTTATTATTAATAGTATATTTAATCCAATTTGTAGAGTTATTTTTATCTTGTATATAAATGATATCATTAATTAATATTTGACCTAAATAAAAATCAATATCTACATTATCTTGAGTAATGTGATTTATCCAAATAATCCCCGCGTTTTCTTGTACTGTGTTATCATATTGTATATGTCCTGAAATACTAGGGGGTACGGTTATATCTGTACTATTTTGATATAAAAAATAATTACCTTGTCCCCCTCCTGCAGAATATAAAGCAGTTGAACCATCGGCTAGAAGTACATATTGATTTGTTCCAAAAGGTATTTTATAACTATTAGCTGTCATATTTCCAGATGCTACAACATCAGCAGAATTAATATTTATTACAAAATCGTCACTAATATTTTGATTTTCATATTTTGTAGTTCCTGTATCATTTGTAATTTCCATACCGCTATAACTTATTTTATTTGAAGTTGCGCCCCTATTAAATAATAATTTTTCACTATCTAATAAACTATTATCACTCCCATTTATTGTATAAATACCCAAATTAGAAGATATATCAATACAAGTTATTTTATTAATATCTTTAATATTTCTATTACCAAAATAAAAATTATTAACATCTTCTTTTAAATTAGATTCTATACAATTTTTACCATCTAAAGAGCTTTGTTGATAATGTGCCCCTATATTTCCACTAATAGGAGTATATTTAATGTTACCATCAGGTAAGCTACTTATATTAATTGTGTTTCCATCAGCTTTTAATAATTCGGTTGATGTTCCACCACTTTTAATATATTTATTAGCAGTAATATTTTTAACTAATTGAAAATCTTTATCACCAAAATCAAATTTTTGATTATCTTCTACTATTGCCGATTTTTCAGCATTAACTCCATTTATACCCGCAGTTTTATAATGTTGTCCTATTAGCGTAGAACCTCCACTATATGACATATTACCAAAACCAGAAGGTATATTATCATTAAAAAATTTTTTATTTATAGCATCTAAATCATCTTTCATATCACCGTATATTTTGCATGTATCGACAGAAATGAATTTTACTTCTCCTAATTCCTTTTTTAGTATCTCTTGAAGACTCATTTATATATAATAAGTAAATATAATTATTATATGTATATTATTTAAATTCCAGCTTTTCTATAAAGATCTAAAATCATTTCCATTTTTTCTCTTTCTTTTGCTACTTCTTTTTGTGTGTCAATATTACTTAATCTTATTTGCTCTTCGTAATCTAAATTATTATTATTATTTGTATCTCTAATAACATTTTGTAATTGTTCTGCGTCAATTTTTTCATTTTCTTCGTTTATACCTCTTAATTTAAATTGTTTTGAAATTCTAACAAGAAGTTCTTTTTTGTTTAATGGTTTTCTTTTTCCTGTTTTTGCATCAATTTTAGATAATTTAATATTATTTTTTTTAGCATATCTTTTTAATATAGGCAATGACATACTTTTTAAATTTTCATCTATTTCTACTGGCATATAGTCATTTGGATTATATCTAGGTAATTTTTTTAACTGTCTAGCATTTTTTTTATATTCATCCCATAAATTTTTATTTTTATTTTTTTGATTTTTATACATTTCTTTTGCTTCTGTAGTTGAGTAACCATTTTGTTTTGCTGTTCTCATAAAATCTTGATATTCTTTTAAACCTTTATTTTTTTCGTATCCTATAGCATTTCCTTTGCCACCTACTAAACCTTTACCAGTTAAATAATATTTTAGATTATTATTCATGATTTTTATATATATTATATATAGAAAAATTTTATAATAAATTATTTAGTTAATTAATTTTAATAATAAAATATTTAATGCATTAATTGTAATAATTTTTTCTTTGACATTCTAGCCCCTCCTACGAGCCCTCCACCACTATATGCCCCTCCAACGAGCCCACCACCACATTGACCACCGCATTTTGTTTCGCATCTTCTACAAATTTTTCCAAGACCAATTGCAGAAAGTGCGGGTGCCACCTCAGGGAAAGCTAATTTTACACCACTTGAAGCAACTTTAGCAACTGGCATAATCCAGTGTTTGTTTCTAGTCCAAAAATCTTTAATATCAGAAAAGAAACCACCACCACTATAATCAAGTATATCTTTAGTTGTTAAACTTTCTTCAATTTGGTGTGCATTTACAACATCACGGGGCCCCACAACATTATCTTGTTGTACGCATACACCCTGACGAGGAATAGTTATTAAACCATCATAAATTGTAATTACATAAGCATCAAAAGCAAGTGTAGGACCTCCAGCAGGCATTAAAGAAGTATAATTAATATTAAATTGTAAAAGTAAATTAGCAGTACTTCCAGAAGTCCATAATTCTTGTAATCCTAAATCCTTAGCAGGATTTAAGCATAATACAGAACCACAACCTGAAAATGATCTTGGACGATTTGCGGTGTTTCCGTACCAACTGGACCAATCAGCATCTACACCATTTCTTTTTGAAATTGAATAAAGTTGATTAGAATCAGTATTACCAAGTAATGACGATCTATTACCAAATTGTATTGAAACAGTATTTATTCTACAGAAAGTATCACTCTGAAAAGCATTGTACGTGCTTCTTGTAGGTTTTAAGAAAAGATATATTTTTTTAGGTATAGAACTTAATGTAATATTATTCATAGTTAAAGTAGCAGAAGATTGAGGAGCTACAGGCAATCCAGATTGAATAAATCTAGAAGCATTATACCATGGATAAGAAAATTCTTGAGGGATATTTTGAATAAGTTGTGCCGAATAGTAACCAAAATAAATAGTAGATGCTACAGGAACTGCAGTAAGATTTGTAATAGTTGCAGTAGCGTTATTACTAATGGAAATTATGCGTGCTGCTAATTGATCGTCAAAAGTAGCATTAAATACTAAATTGGAAACATTATAAAATCCCTTGCAATGTCCCGTTGTATCATCATAATTTAGAGGAGATAAAATAATTGGTTCAGTAGCAGTAATAAGAATAGTAGCGCTAGTAGGAGTATTAGTTTCAACTACAACACCTTCGAACCCACCTCTTGCTGGAGATGCATTCGGGGGTCCATTTTGAACTGATGCAAGAACATTTGCGTTAGAACCTACTCCTTCTGAATATAACTGACAATTATCAGGAACACTAGTAGATTGAGATAAATAACTTTTAAGTTTTTCAAAATGAACTCTAGAAAATGCAGGTAGAATATCATTAGTATCTTGTGTAAAGTTAGAATTATTTAAAGTTAGAGTTACATTTTTGAAAGAGTTATTGACTACTAAATTTCGTAATCCAATATCATATCCCCATTGATCTAATAAATTTTGATTTGCGGGGCAAGTTCCAGTAAATGTTGCTCTATATTGCATTTTTATATATACGGTTCTATCAACAAATGTTTTGTCAGGTGGATTAATATTGTTGAAGGTTACGTTAGATGAACTTAAATTTGAAGATGGAAAACTTCTATAAGTAATTTCTGAAGCGCCCTGTTCGATTGCATATTGGTTTATTCTTCCCCCAGATAGACGAGAATCTAAAACTTTTACAATTTTCATAGGATTTATACTTTCACTCATTTTTTATATATATTATAAAAAGAATTTAATTTTTTATAATATTTTATTTTTTTATATATTATTATATTTAATAATTTAAATTTTTTCTTTTAAACATTATTTTTAAAGTGCAGATTTCATAAGGATTTAAAATTAATGGTTGATAAGGTGAAAAATTAGGTTCGTTTATAAGTTTATTAAAAAATATAAAAAATGAAAAATCTAAATTATATAACTTATTATTTCCCACTAAATCTATATACCTATTATTTTGGCTTTGATATTGTACTATACTTCGTTGTCCTCCAGCTTCATTTTTTTCAATTTCAAAATCTGTTATTACTTTAACTACTGATGAAACAAAACCATTACTTTGAAATGTTGAATTATTTAAATTATCACCTATACATGGTAAAGTATTAGATACAATAGATATATTCGAAATATGGTTTATATATTGTGCTGAATTCCATTCTTGTATATTAGATAACCATAAATTATTATCTACATCTTTATATAAATTATTTTTATTATTAGAACATATAATTAAATAATCACATTTATTATTATCTATTTTATTATCATATGAAATATTATTAAAATTTATAAAATAAGTTTGTAATAAACTATTAAAATATAATTTTGGTTTTGTTGTATCTGTATAAGGGTATGTATCAGCCCAAGATAATGGTTGATATATTTCGTATTTGTTGCTATCTGGATTATAAACCATATATGGTATTTGACCTGTTATACCTAAAGCAGTACAAGTTGTTTTAATTGTAGTATTTATCATATTTGCAAGTGTTTGATATTCATAAACGGCGCCATAAATTGCATTATCTACAAAATTAACATCAGAATTAAATTCGGTTCTTTCAAATAATACATTATTAGAAACAGTATTATTATTATATTTTATTGATAAAAAAGAATCTTTAAAAAATATAAATAATGGCTGACTTGTTAAAGGTATTGAAAATCTAACAACAGAAGCAAAATATTCATCGTTATTATGTGGTAATATAGGTGAAGAACGATTTATTGAAAAATTTGCTGGTATTCTTTTATTACTATAATTCATAATATTACAATCTAAATAAATTATGTTATCACCTTCTTTAGAAATGGTATAATTAGTTTTCATTTATTATAATATTATATTATATATTATTTTATATTAAATTATTTGTTATTTTTAATACAACTTCGTCTAAATATTTATTATTTGATAATTTTAACAACTTATTGACATATTCTTCTAAATTTAAATCTTTTAATAATAATCTAACACAACAATGACGACCACAAGTATTTATATTATATTTTAATTGTTGTAATTTATATTCATTATATATAATATGTTCGTAATTAGCATTTATAATTAATTCTATTAATCTTTTAGTTCCATTATTATAATAATTATTTGCATATTCTGGATTATCTTTTTCTATTTCATTAATTTCATTATCTATAATACATCCATAAGGATCAAAAAAATTTAATCCTTCTTTATTTTTAAAAATACAACACCAATGCGCCATATCTTCAGAACTTCTATATAATATAACGCATGAATCATTTATAAATATATCTTCTAAATTTTCTATATTATATAATTCTTTATATTCTATAATATTTGATCTATTGTTTAATATTTTCATAATATCTCTTCCTTTTAGTGGATAATCTATAGAATACTTATTATTTTTCATATATAATAATATAAGGTTTTATTTTTTTCAAAACTTATTATATATAATGCCGAAATTATCAACTAATAAAGAAGATAAATCTATACCTATTGCTATTGTTAGAGGTGGAAAACAAGAAGGAGAAATAGTATATTTTGATGAAAAAAATCGAGAAGGAGTATTAAAAATCGATAATTTATATGATTATGTACCAGATAAAGAAATAAGAAAAAATAAAAAATATATGACTAGTAAAGAAATGCTACAATTAAAAGATGCATTCGAAAAAGGATATATAAAAGATGAAATACGGGATATTTACGATAAAATTAAACCTGATGTAGAAAAACAAGTTAGTAAGCATATTAAAATACATGATGGAACATTTGAATTAGTACCAATGGTAAAAGAAAACCAAGTTCAAAAATGTTTTGTTGCTGGAATGTCAGGAAGTGGTAAATCAACATGGATTGCAAATTATGCAAGAAATTATAAAAAATTATTTCCTAGTCATCCTATTTATATTTTTTCCAGACATGATAAAGATGATGTAATAGATAGTATAAAAGGAGTTAAAAGAATTAAATTAAATGATGAAATATTAGATGCTGATGTAGATATAAAAGAATTAAAAAATAGTTTAATTATTATGGATGATATCGAAACTATACCAAATAAACAAATATGTAAATTAGTAGCTAATTTAAGAGATGATTTATTAGAAAATGCAAGACACTATAATATATATATGTGTTGTGTAGCTCATCAAATTTTAAATTATAAATCAACTAGACATTTAATTTTAGAATCTGATGTTATCGTATTTTTTCCAAGAAGTGGAGGATATCAAATTAAAAGATTTTTAAAAGAATATATGAGTTTAGAACGAAAACAAGTAGATGATGTTATGAAAATTCCTTCTCGTTGGATTGCTGTAAATAAAAATACTTTTCCTAATACATATATTGGTGAAAATGATATTTATATTTTATAATATTCCACCTTGATATATATTATGTGCTAAACTTGCAAAATCTATAACTTTAGATGCTACTTTACGAGAATTTCCAGTTAATAATTTTTCTACATCTTGATTTACAAAATTATTTATATTTTGATTTAATAGGTTAGATGCTTTTAAAAATATTGTTGTGAAATTTTGACAATTATGTGATATAGGATCATAATAAAATAATTTTTTATCTTCTTCCATTGCTTTATTAAACATTTCATTTAATGTTAATTCCTTATTAATATTAATTGTTATAATATCTTTTATTTTAATTTTTGTTTCTGTAGTTTCTTTTATAATTACTCTTTGATTTCTTTCAATTAATAATAATTTACCACTTTGTAATTTAAAAACCATATATAAATGATATATATCATCATAACCATATTCTTGAGAAGCTTTTTTAAATCCTCCTAATGTTATTATATTTAGAAGTAATTTATTTTGTTTCTCTAAAGGTTGCCTACATATATATATTGTTTCTATTTGTTCGTTTCCATATTCTTGTAATTTTTCTTTTATATGTTTAGGCATTTTATATAATGCTTCAGTTGGATTTGATATAACATTTTTTAAATTAGATAACCAATCCCCGAGCCCTTCGCCTTCTAATTCTCTTTTTCTTCTATATTTTCCGCTTCCTTCTGCTTTTTTTCTTTCTGCTTCTTCTTTTTTAATTCTTTTTTTTTCTTGTGCCATTACTAAATCTTTTAAAAGATTTCCTTTTTGTTCTTCTGCTTTTCTTAATATTTCGTCTGCTTTTCTTTTTTGTTCTTCTAAAGCTCTTTCTTCTGCTGTTTTTGGTATCCATAATTTATTTTCAGATCCTGTATTATCTATTGGTGGTGCTTTTGGTATATTTCCAATTGGTGGGGCTTGTGGAATAGTTACATTATGATGTATAACGCCTTTTCGTTCTTCTACAACATGACTAGGTTTATTATTTTGTGTCATATAAATATTTATTACTGTTTTTTTACCTTTTGGAACTACAATTTGTTTTGTTAATACATCTTTATTATTTTCTAATTTTTCTTTTTTATACTTTTTTAATTTCTTTCTATTTAATTTATTATATTCTAAAAATTTTATTTTATTTTCATCATATAGTTCTTTTGCTTGTTTATGTGTTAAACCTCTTGCTTTTTCTTTTTTCATAAAATCTAAATATTGCTGTAATCCATCGTTTAATTTATTTTTTTCTTCTTCTTCTGCTCCTCCAAATAATGAATTAATATTTTTACGATATTTCATATTAATTTTTATATAATATAAAGAAATATAATTAAAATCTAATTATAATATATATATAAATGTCAATTCAAGAATACGCAGAAGTTAATTCAGTTGATGTTTCAGGAGATAAAATAGGTCATGTCGATTTATATGCTCAAGATGTATATTGCAGAAATATTAATGTTTTAAATCCAGCACCAGAAGCTGGTTTAATTGTTTGTGGTATGATTATTCCTTATTATAGATTTTCTGACGCTCAACCAGTTTGCCCCGTTGGTTACGGTATATGCAATGGTTCAATATATGATTCTACAACATATCCAACTGTAAATATAACCTCACCTGATTTAAGAAATAATTTTTTAAGAGGTGCATTTTTAACCGATCAAATTTACCCTGTACCACAATTTACGGGTTCTAATACTACTACTTTATCAGCCGTAAATATTCCTCAATTATCTTTTACTTGTAGTTTATCTGATGGTTTTTCAGCAGGTGCTAATACTGTTGTTGCTAATGTTATTGCTCCGCAGTCTGGTCCAACAGCCCCAATAAATACAATTACTATAGGTGGTCCAACTCCTACGGCATTTGATAATATCCCTTTAAGTGTATCTTGTGTATTTATTATTAAACTATAAAAATATTAAAATATAATTAAAATATTAATATATAATATATAAAAATGAGTATTCAAGAAATCAGTTATGAAACTTGCCATGATGGTTTTGTTAGTCCAGTAGGTCATGTAGATATTTTCGGTAAAAATATATATGCTGACTCATTAATAGTTGATAGACCTTATTTAAATAGACCAATTACGAGTATATATCAATGGAATTTTAACCTTGCTATTTCTCCTTCACCATCTCAAACAGTTAATGGTATTTTTACAATTTTTGGAATAGGACAAGGGGTTTTAAATATGCCTTCTCAAGCTCAATTAGATACATATTTTGGAAGTACTACTAATAATTTTGTTTTTTCTGTTGAAGTTCTTAATTCTACTGCAAATGCTTTAAGCATTGTTAATAATGGTGCTCTTATATTAAATATTGCTAGTGGTACTCCATTAAATCCATCATATAATAAATATTATTTTACTAAAAATAATGGTACTGGACCTTATGTATGTGTTAATAATAATTAAATTTTATAATTATATAATTTAATAATATATGTATTCTATAAACCCTGAAGACCATTTAAAAAAAATAAATGAAGATAAATCAATTAATAGAATAGAAAGAGAACATGAAATGAAAATTCAAGATGAAAAATTAAATCTTGAAATAGAGGAGAAAAGGTGGAAAAGTTGCTGTTTCCAATTAGAACCTGAAAGTTCTGTATTTTTTGCTAAATTAACTATTTCTTGCATGGTTGTTAGTTTGTGTGGTTATCAATTGATAACATTAAAAGATTGTAATTATCAAAGTTTATATAGTTCTTTATTATCTAGTGTAATAACTTTTTGGTTGTCTAAAAAATGAATTTTAAAATTATTTATTTTTTCTTTAATTTTGTTTATTCTTTTTTTTAAATTTTTATATTTTACCAATCTCTTTAACATTTTACTTTTTATTTTTTGTTTTTCTGATGATGTGCCAGATTTTCTTTTATTTACACATATTTTATTAGTTATATAATAATTTTCTCTTTCACATAATTTATTTTCATCTTTAACTTCTTCTACTAGTTCTATATTATATTTATCACCTAATTTAATTATTTCAAATACAGTTACATAATTATACTTTTTTTTTAAATAATTATTATAATTATTTTTATGTTCTGATTTTCTTATACTTAACTTTCTTTTGGTTGATCCGTAATAATTTAATCCATAACCAGAAACTTTATAAATAAACATTTTATATATATTATATATTTAGAAAAAAATTTTAAAGTAATTATTTAATAAAAATTTTTTCTTATACTTTTTTTATTTCTATTTTTAATGTAAAATTTTCATCAAATGGTTCGAAATTTAATTCTTTTTTTGGTCTTCCTCTTTTTAATGGATGATTTATTTTTACTTTATCGTTATAATACTTTTTAAAATATTTATTATTTTTTACCTCTTCGCAATCTTTACATATATGTTTTTTTGATTTACAATTTTTAGTTTTATTAGAATTAAAATTTTCTATATCTTTACAAATATTACAATTTTTACAAACTCTTATAATTTTATTAATTTTATTATCCATATTTTATATATACTATATATATAGAAAATATTTTTTTAAGTAATTTTTTAATTTAAAATTAATTATTTTTTTTTATTTCTTTAATAACTGAATCGTAATTTTTTTTATATAATTTTGTATTTCTCCATTCTTCAATATTTTTGAATGATTCAGAATTATTATCAGTCCATATTCTTTTATTATATACTGTACTTAAATGTCTAATTTGAGGACATATTTTAATACCGTTATAACTTCTAAAAAACATTTTATTCTCTTGTGCTACATTCATAATTTCTCCAGTCATTAACATTTTATAATTTTCTACTGTTAATTCTTTTCCAGAAATACCTTTTGCTTTTTGGTCTTTGTCTCCGTCTTCACAACAATAATAATAAGTTTTTGGTGCTAGAAAAATAGCATTCGTAATTGGTGTTTCTGTTTCTTCTTTCCATTTTCCTAACTCATTTTTATCGATATAATCTTTAGATGGTTTTTTATCTGTAAATATTGAATCTGTATCACAATAATAAATGTGTTCGTGTCCTATATTACGCATTATTTCGCTTAATTTAGATCTTGATAATGCTGTAATATATGAACTAAATCTTATTAATTTTCCTATTTGGTACTCATCACCCGTTGATTCATATTCAACTAACATTTTATCATTTATATTTTCCCAATTAATAATTTTATCGTTTTGACCTATTAAAGAATACATTTCTTCACTATTATTAACCATTTCTTTTTTAGTAAATGCTCTCTGCCCGAATTTGCCGTATAAACTATTTAATAATAATTTAAAAAAACTAGCTTTACTAATATTAGTTTTTTTTATTTTTAATCTTTCATTATAAAAAAATCTTGAATATTCTTCAAATATATTTTTAGTTTTATAATGTTCTACTTCTTGTATTATTACTTCACAACCATTTTTAATTGCTTCATAAAGTTCTATTCCCCAATGCCATGAAAAATCAACATTTTTTGATGCTATTATATCTCCTTCTGTAGTTCTTGTTAAAATATTAGGTATAAAAAATTTATCTTTTCCTTTATATGTTATTTTTGCATAATATCCATTTGTTTTAACTACTTCTTTTAATTCTAATTTTTTATTATTGAATTTTTCAGATTTAATAAATTGTAATGGCATATCCTCTGTCATGCTTGAAGGGTAAGAACTGTTAATATCAAAATAATATAATCTTTTTTTATCATCACTGAATTCTTTTTTAAATACTTCGGTTCGTCCTCCTTTATATCTTAATTTTTCATGTTGTGTTATTATTTCTGGTGATTCATAAAGAATTTCTTTTAAAAATACTTGTTTATACATTTTCATAGCAATACCAGCACCAGTAGAACAAGATTGTGTATTATAAAATTTATTATTTAAAAATCCTATATTTTCGTTTAAATGTTTTTCTGCTATTTCATAAACCATTTTAGAATCTAATAAACAATATTTTTCAGTGTAATCTCTCATATGAAATAATTCTGTATTTTTTTCTTCTTCTATAAATACTTTGTAATCTCCTTTATTAAAATATTTTTCTTCTGGTTTTTCTCCAATATAATATATATTATCTTTATTTACAAAATCGTAAGGGAAAACACCTTTATGAGTTTCAATTTGGAAAGCTTCGGCAACTGATTTTAAAGAACCTGTATAATATAAATTCATATCCATAAATGTTAAATTATTATATTTTATTCTTTTAATACAATTACTTGTAAAAATAAATTCTGTGCTTTGATCTTCTTTATATAATGCTTCATATATTAATAAATTATCAAATTTACTATTATTAAAACCATAAATATATATATCTTCTATAGCTTCTTTTGGTCTTGATTTTTTATTATCTTTTTTAGTTGAAATTTTATTTAAATATTCAATAAATTCATTTAAACAATTTTCACCATAAAAAGATTTTTCTTCTATTAATTTTTTTTCTATTTCTTTTATTTCTTCTTTTAATTTTTGTATTTCTTCTTCATCTTTAGTATTTATTTTTCTAGTTCTTCTTAATTTTTTTAAAAAATTTTTAAGATTTTTAAGTTTTTTATGTTCTTTATCATCTATTTTATTATATAATTTACCATAAACTGTAATATTATATAATTTGCATGTTCCGTCATCTAATCTATATATTTCAGTATCAAAACCTAATATATTTTTTACTTTTCTATCTTCTATTTGATTTTCTTCTATTTCTTCTATTTCTATTTTTATTTTTTCTACATCTTCTTTTTTTTCTTCCATTTTTTTTAATTTATTTTTAATATTTTCATATTCATTATCATCTATTTTTAAATTTTCATTAAATAATTTAAAGCTTTTTTTTACAATACTTTTTTGTTTTTCTACTTCGTATTTTTTAATTTCGAATGGTGCTACATGTTCTTTATAATATAACATTCCTTTATATCCTATATGATTATTTATATCTATATGTTCCATTTCTATATAATCACCATGTTTAACCATAAAAGGATTTTCACCAACAATATTAATATTTTTTTGGAAAAATGAAACTATAATATTATTATTATATTTTTTAGTTAATAGTTGTAATGATTTTAATAATTCTCCATTTTTAACTGCTTTTTCTATTTCTTCTCCTTCTTCTTTAAGCATATTAAATATTTCTAATTTGTTTTTTTCGTTATGATGCATATATTTTAATTCTTTCTTACCTATAATATCAATAAAAGATTCATAAATACATATTTTTGAATTAGTAGTTGAACTAGTTGTTAATTCGTGATATTTTCTTTCTGAAATTGGTTTATATGCTTTTAATTCTTGTATTTTATTTTTTGGTAATGATAAACCACCTTTTTTATTTGAATATGAAATTTTATAACCTATTAATATAAAATCTGAACTACTATCTTTATTTTCTACTTCTATTTTTAAAGAAGTATATTCTAATGGCTCTATATTTTCTGTAAAAAATTCAGCTTTTTTAGTTGATTTAACACCTACTATATATGGTTTTTCAAAATTTGAATAATATTTATCACCTTTTTTATATAAATCATTAAGTTCAAAATTTAATATTGAATGTTCTTCAAATTCTTCTTTAGTAATTTCTTTTTCTTCTCTTCCATTTGGTAATGGATAAGCATATAAAAATTTTATTGTAGCGTTTCCTATACTTCCTTTATTCCATAATGCTTTATGAGCTCTACTTAATATATTTCTAAATTCAGCATTTACTAAACTTACATCTTCATTATTTTCAAAATCAGTAAATAAAGTATTATTATTTATAGGTATAACACTATCTTGAATTATTAATCCCATAGTAGTATTTATTTTTCTTCTTCTTCTTAATTTATCATAAATATTATTTTTATTACAGGTTTCTTTTAATGCTTTAATTGTTTTAATTTTCTTATCTGGAATAACATTTTTTAAACAATTTAAAAGACCTAATTTAATAGTTGCTTTTTTTTCTAAAATTACTAATTTATTATTTCTTTTTTTAATTAATTCATCTTTTTTCGGTTTAGTTCTTTTTATTTCTTTATAGTCAGTAATAACTTTATTAATATTATTTCTTAAAACTGAATTAATTTTATTACTTTCTTTATTTAAAACTTTTTCTAATTTATTTATAATTGACATTATAATATATATATTATTATAATAGAAAATAATTTTTAAGTAATTTTTTAATAAAAAATAAAATTTCTTATACCTTTTAAAAAAATGGTTAAATTTTTTTATCCATCGCGAGAAAAAAACTTTAATTTTTTGGTTCCTTCCTTTTTT